GCATCATTTCCCTGCTGGTCATCTGAGCAGCATTCCTAACACGGGCAGCTGGACCTGAGAATTGATCTCTCAAGAACATTGTTACACCTATACCTAGTGCTGAACCACCTACCATTATTTTTTCTTTTTGAGTTTCTCCATCTCTACTTCGTATTCATCACATAGGGCAATGAATCTTTTACGACGTCTGACTGTGAATTTTATGTATTCAGAAAAGCTGAAGGCCAGATTGTACTGAGAGACACGGAAGTATTCTCCTTCTATATCTCCCGTGGAAAGAAAAAATCAGGTGACCCCACTACTGGATAAGGGACCACTGCTCCTGATTCCGGGTGTTCTAATTCTGTTACCAAGTCAATTGCTGGATCCATCTCATCGATGTCCTTCCTGATATCCATCATTTCCCGTGGAGTAAAGGTTTTAAATGTTGAGACCTTTACCCATTTGTCTTTACCCATTTCCTGTTCTAACCCTCTGGCTATGATACCAGCGTTGACTGTGTGTTTTTCTTCTGGCAAATTCATTAAATACTTTTCACCATGCCCGGTTAAATATTTATACCTAAGCATTTTACCAGTACTAAGTTTTACAACCCTAGTAGTTTCTTTACCACCTTTATGTGGGGGTATTCTATATGGGAAATATTCCTCGTGACCCAATTCTGGAAAGGGTTCTGCTTCATTAAAGTAATCCCAGATATATAACCCAAGATCTTCTTCATAAGGTTGTTCACCTACGTCATTCCATTTATATACGAATTTAAGGTGTTGTCCGATGGAGAAAATTCTACTGGCAACCATTATGAAATACTTATCGCAAAGCTTTAAGTCCCTGGCATTATCCAGGTTCATCTTACGGTTCTCAGTAATGTCGGTATCAATAACTATACTAGCAATAAACTTGTTTGAAGAGGTGCCATCCATGGCTCCCTTAGCATTAGAGATGACATCATCGTCCTCCCCGGTTTGCATTCTTATGGTTACTTCGTGACCTGATGGTGTTATCAGTTTTTGTACTTCACCATAAGCATCTGTTAACTTCTCAAGGTTTTTCATAGCTTATAATTTATTAGTAATAGTACTTCTCTGATCTAGCCTATCTACAAAAAAGGATTCCAACAATTGCTAGAACCCTTTTAAGAGCTATGGACTAAAACCGAGAGAAGTTAAATCTTCGTGAGCTTGTCTACTGCGAACTCTACGTTTTCAATTGTGTTGTCAGAGGCCTGACGATCAAGCTCATGTCCTGGTAATGAAGAAGGCCATACTCCTTCTGCTACCCAGGTATTAAGGATAGTGGCTCCATCCTCTGCCATCTCTACAATGGTAATAACCTTCTTGTAGATTGCAGGAGGGGCTCCACCTCCGAGGACTGCACTCTGGCAGGTATCGAACCATGACCACATATAGGCATCGCCTTGGTCAGAAGGTAAGAGCTTCTCACATACGATATTTCCGTATGTTACCCTACCAGCTGTTTTGATATCATGATTGGTATCTCCGTGGGCCACTTGTTCAATCTCTGCATCCGGCAAGTTAACCTTCTGAAACATGAAAGGGTTAATCGGGTCGGGGCTGATCTGTATGGAAAAATTAAATTTTTTCCGTGGGTTTGCAAACTTAGCCATTTTATAGATTTTATAATGTTAATTAGTCGATGTATACTCCTTCACCCTGTACGAGCATCAGGTTAAAAGTTAATTCCTGTAGAGATGGGATAGGCCATATCTTAAGATTAATCTTGTACTTACCATTCTGTACATCTACCGGATCATTGACCTGAAGATCATCGATAGTGCTTGCCTCCTGATCTCCATAATATTCGTACTTGTAAATAGCACGATATGCTGGTGAAGCCAGTTTATCAAGGTAAGGCTTGAGATGGTAATATATTTTTTGGAAGGTGATCGGATCATTGGGTTCTTCCAAATATGATTCCAGGATAGGCTTCAATGTCTTCTTCATCCAGAGAACCAGGAATACAACGTTCAGGTATTTCTCCTGGTTGTTTTCATACTGAGCTGAGAAGTTACCGGAGATCTGTACGATGTTGTTCTTCTGAACCATCATATTAATCTGGGAGTTAGCCAGCAGGTTAAGATCTGCAAATCCAGCAGGAGTACCGAAGTTATTTACTACCCCAATGGCATCGGGTACATTACCCTTTGTTTGACCGGCCAGTGAATACCATTCCCCAAATTGCTGGTGAACATAAGCAGCTACTCCCAGTACATCCCCCATCTCAGACATTTGCTTTTCCAGAAGCGTTCTCTCTTCCCTAATCTTAATTCCTCCTCCATAGAAGGCTCCATGTTTGGAATTGCTTGCCACTGTCGTTCTCTCCGTAGCAAGAGTAGCTGCTGTGATAAGTGAGTTTGGTAAGTGGGCAAAGAATACGATATCTTGCCTTGCAGCAGCATAAGTAATACCAGCGGAATTAATTGCATCATCATCTTGTTCTGGGACAGCCATGATAAGCCCGTCATCTACTCCATCAAAGGTAGGCATGGCAGCAGTGTAATCCCCAGCAACATACCCGGCAGGATCTACTCCACCAGTGAAGGCAGAAGCAACAGCAGCTTCGGGAATCAGAAGAACTGCGGCAGAGGCATCCAGATAAGTGAAATCAAAGTTCTGAGACATTGCCTTTACCTCATCAAGGCATGTTTGGCCATCGGCAGTGGTGGCAATAAATGCAGGAATGTTTTCATAGAATTCACTTAACTCAGACTCAAGGCCATGTGTCAAGGTCATATTCCAAGCATTGGTTTGGCCATTGGATGCAGCCTCAATCGTGATTGAGAAGTTGTTATAATCAACCCCCTTATATTTAGGTACTACTGAGAACATATTAACTGGTACTCCATCCGCATTCGGAATAGTCTTAGCCGTAGCAAGTACAGCTGGAGTTGCAGCGGCATCTACTCTAGATATCCTAAGAGTAGCACCCCTGGCAAAAGCCCGCTTACAGAGATATGGAAAATCTGAAGTTTCCATGAGACCTCCAAAGATCCTTTCGAATTGGGGCCAGTTGTTAATAAGAGAAACCGCCAATATTGGCTGCTCCACTGGACCACGCTTAGTAGGCCCTATGACGTAAAAGATCCCTGGTGCAGGTGTTGAAACCCCAGGTGTAAAATTCTTTACGTTGAATTGAACTTTAGCTGCATCTGGCATAACTATAAAATTTTATGGTTTTAAACTTTGCTTATATGTATATAAATTAGCAGTATTGTACTTAAGTTACGATCAGAGGTGTTGTATCATGACCCCAGGTCCTATCCATATACTTCTGCAAATTGGTGTTCAGAGTAATCTCATTGATCTTGGCAACAGATGCAATGACTTCAATATCTTCATGATCCCAAGCATCTGGAATCTCGTATGCATACACATGTTCTATAATACCTTCGTCAGTATCTGTACGATTATAATAATTTAAGTACCTTGCAAAAAAGGTTTTAGTACCATCAGTCCACCATGGTATGTAACCCCTACGTGGTATAGCCAATGCTAAAATTGCATTAAGAATTCTGGCCTGAGCAGCAGTATTAGATACTAGACAGAAATTTAAGTAGAAGTCCGTGGTCTGAGGAGGGGTTACTTTAGCTTGGTAATCTGATCCACCATCTACGAAGAATCTACGTGGATCACCACCCAATGCTCCAGGTAAGAAGTTCCCGGTCTCTATAACTATCCTGGGGACTTTCTTAATTCCCTTAGCCTCATTACTACCTGCATTAAATACTTCGATAGCAAAACCCAGACCAGCAACGATAGTAGTTATGTCTGCTTCCCATTGATCCCACCCAGCTTGGTCATCAGTGTAAGTTACATCATCAGATACATCTGGTAAGTAACCTTTATCTACGACCTCCTGACGCACTGCATGGAATAAGCTGCGTTCTATGAGTTCTTGTATATCTGTTAGTGCTGTTGCTGACATTATATCTTTGTTATATTAATACCTTGAGCTCTTAACCCAAGAGCTATTCCCTTTGACATGTGTTTATGTAGGCCTTTCATTCCACCCATACCCCCTTCTCCTGTGCTTTTCTTAAAGGTATCTCCGAAGACTGGCCTTGCTGGGACTCTTAGCCCTCCGAAGGTTCCATGTTCTAATATATTAGCATACTCACTTACTGTAAGTAAATCTCCTGTTTCTCTTGGGTACCTCTCTCTGGATATGTCTCTTGGGATTCCAACTCCAACCCTACCTTTAGGGAGATCCATTACCGTTACTGAGTTTCTCATAGTACCACTCCAAACCAATACCCGGCTACCTCCACCCCTACGTCCCTTGTAAGAACTATACTTAGGACTATGACCGGGGTACCCAAACCTTTTACCACCTGAAGAAATATGTCCCTGTACTTTCTTTTTATATTCTTTTGCGAAGTCCTTCTGAGATGCTTTTGCTAAAGCCATTACAGTAGGTCCGAACCGGTCCATTAAACTTTGGAATGCGTACCAATTCCCTTCAAGTTTTATTCCTATACTATAACCACCCCTAGTCCTAAGACCATGTTGTGCACCTTTAATTGCCATTAGTACTTAGCTGATCCGGTTGGAGTTTCTTCTCTGGCTAATACTATGTAGAACATTAGAGGATCATCCCCTGCTTGTGCAACTTCTGTTTCCCCTGCGGACCTGTATGTAATACCATGATGGAAAAAGATATCCACACCAGGATCGATTTCAAAGAACCCATCGGCATTTAGGTAACCATTATCAAGGAGATATTTCTTATTCAAAAGCATAGTGATATTTTCCTTATCTAATGCACCTGAAACAGTCTCATCGGTCATTGGCCAAGTCCTGAAGATATTATAAGCAATCAGGCAATCTAGATTAATATCCTCAGTAGCGGGTACTGAAGGAGTATCCTCACCATGCCTTTGGAAATTACGAGTCTGCCTTCTCCAGATAACGATGTCTTGGTTAAAGCTCTCCGATGCCCGGTTAATGATTGCCTTATATGATGCCCACTGTGCTGCTGTTAACATTACTTCTGTTTCTTTTTATTATAAATAGAATCCAGTTTCATCTTTGTAATACTTTGCTGGATATGTAGGCTGTCAGCATGACGCTCTACTACGATACGAGTAGTATCCTGGGGTTCTTGTTTTTTGGGTGGGTCCTGATTATTAGGGCTCGACCACAAAAATACGAACAATCCAATCAATATTATTAGCGTTCTCTTGAACATACCCTTCTTGGGTTTTAGTGACTAAATTTAACCTAGTAATTTCCTGAGCTTGGGCTTCAATCTTTACATCCTGCAACTGCTCATGCATTTCATTCTTAACCTTGGTAATCCTATGATCAACATACCAACCACATCCTATTCCTAGTAGGGTTAGTATATAGACATAGTCCCTTATTTTAGCCCAGGTTATTTTCATTAGATGTTATTCGTTACTGGTTCTGTTACCAGGTTTACACTTTCTTTCTTACTTGTGTCCTGAAGAGGGTTAGCCCCCTTTGTATAGCTTACAGTTAGGGTATCTGTATTTAATAAGACCGCACTCATAACCAACCTAACATCATTACCCCAGAATATAATATCTGTTATAGTTTGGGCAGTCCCTGCCACTGCAAAATCCGTAGTGGCTGGCTCAGAAGCTGGGTCTGGGCTCTTGCTATATTTTAATACAATAATATTATCAGCAAGAAGTCCAACCTCTGCCCCAATAAAGTAAGGAGCTAATCCGATAAGTGTCTGAAAATTTGATGTTGTCATGATTATCCGTTAGAAGGTACGTCTGTGATCTCATCCAGGGTAGGATAATCCCAATCTGGATTCTGATGGTACTGTGGAGCAATGGGTACTTTATTACCAGGACACATACTAAGTTTAACATGTAGCTGGCTTGCCAATCCACAAGTGCTATCCATAAGAGCTTCGAACATACTGGGGTGTCCTGATGAAGCGGAGAAGGCACTCTTTGCCGAGGCTGCAGCATCATAATATTCGACCCTAGCTGGTCCTGTCTCTACACTCTTAACAGCACCCCCTCCACTAACTGATGCAGTATCCTGGTAGGATCCACCCATGAATTGTATGAAGCTACCTCTAGCTGCCATCATCATTGCATCATATACAACTAACTTTGCAATTAAAGCATTCACTAGAGTAGGCCATTCTGATTCTATGTTTAGGTCTGCATCCGCAATTTCAAAGGCTTCTTGGAGTACTCTTCTCCAATACATGATCCTCTGGTTACGGTAATCCATACTTAGTACGAGGTTAGCTGGCATCTCAGAGTTGAGGTATGCTTCAAGAGTTTCTGAGAATGGTGTGTAAGGTACTACGATTACTTGGCCTTTAACCAATGGTATCACATCTGTAGTAACCTTAGTCTCCTCTATAATATATTCGAAGGTCCCAGTGTTGTCAGAATGGACAGCTGTGAATGGGACTGTGATCTTCCCAGTGACTACATCAATGGTGCAGGCAAATGAGGTAGGAGTACCTACTACCAAATATAAATGGCACTGAGCAGTACTATCAGTCATATCATAGACAGTGCCATCTGCATTGGTGAACCTGAATACTTTGCTTTCAGCCTTATCCTCTATGAGTTGAAAGTCTATTTCTTTAACTGTCATGGTTGCCTATTTATTATAAGTATAGTAGTGTTGTTATTCTGTTTCTATCTCGACTATAGCGATGGTAGTGGGTTCGCTGTCTATGGATACATCAGGGACGGGGTCTGCATAGATAGGGGATTGTAGATTAGCCCTAATAGTGGTTTCTTGGCCAGGGATAACTTCAATATTATCAAGAAAGATATCAAGGTAACCAGCCTTACTTATTACAATGCTGAATGGTTGTTTGGCTTCTTCGATTTGTACCGCCCCAACCCCCCCAATACCCGTTACGTATTCTATATAAAAATAAGTAATAATCTCTGAAATGGTATCTGTGAATGTAGTGCTGAATACTTGGACTCCATCTTTATCATAGATGCTAAGTTGAAGATCGATTCCACTTACAATGATATTAAAAGTTGTTTGCAGGTAAACTTTAACATCTCTATTATCTCCTAAATTCTGAAACGTAATCTTATTGGTATCCACAATACTATCTA